GAACCAAGCGGTCGATAACGCAATGCCCAGTGAAGTGCTGCTGGAACTGCGGCGGACTCAGCAAACGATAGAGGCCTGGGACAATGCGCCTGCTGAATGACGTGTCCCGCTGCCTTGGCTCACTGGAGGAGTCGGGAATCTACCGAATCTGCGACCGGCGGCAAACCTGCGCCCGCTACGTCCAGCGCAACACGGGTGGGGAGCGGACGCCGATCACCAACATGATCTGCCGGGACGGAATTGATTTGTATATACAGGAGGAGAACTGTGAACGCTGAAACACTCGACACCAAAGGCGCGGCGGCGTTGCTGCATGTCAGCGAGAAGTTTGCCGCCAAGATGGCCCGTGAGGGGGCGATTCCGGCCATCTGGCTGGCAGGCCAATGGCTGTTTTTACGAGACGAACTGATAAACTGGCTGGCAGAACGCGCCAGGGAAGAACAACGCGCCCGCCGTGAGATGGTCATTGCAATGGCAAATGTCGAACCTCCCAAAAGGTCGGCAGGACGCCCACGAAAAATTCACGCGGTCGGTTAGGCGGTCGGTTTTGTACTAAAACCCATGCGTGGCGCGGCTTTAGGTTCCTTGCAAATCCATCTAGGGCGGTTCGACTCCGCCACGCGCCTCCACAAAATCAAGCACTTACGTCAAAACGCGACGTTTTGACCGACTTGAAAACCGCCTAAAAAACCCTAAAATCCTACCTCCAGTCGGTCAACCGCCCGACTAAACGGCGCGAAAAGTCCATCTAGGAGGGGGTTTATGGCGTACATCAGAAAGAGACGATCCGGCACCTATGAGATCGTCATCAAACACCACACCCTGCCCCGCCCTATCCACTCCAGTGCCGATACGGAAGCGCAGGCAAAAGCCTGGGCGGAACGCATGGAGGCTGAAATTGCTGCCGGGACGCTGCCGCAAAGCTATTACATCGAAACCGTCGCCAGCCATTACACCGTGGCCAAATGGCTGGGCGAGTATGAACACTCTTCCAACCCTTCTGCCTCAGATAAGCCACTGCTGCCCATCATCAGCAAAGAAGTCGGCCACTGGCCCTTGAATCGCATCAATCAGAAGCACCTCGCCGACTGGGTGACGGCCATGAAATCCCGACGACTGACGCCGGGTAGCATTAAAAAGCGGGTCGGCGCGTTGGCCAGGGCGCTGGATATTGCCGTGCATCGCGAAATCATCACCATCAATGTCGTGCGGTCACTGCCCCGCAATTATTCCGCGTACACCCCTGCCGATGGTGAGCGGGTGACAGATAGTGCCCGTGATCGTCGCCTGGAACCGGGCGAGGAAGGGAGGTTGCGGGAGGTTATGGGCGGTCAGCCGGATATGTTGCGGCTTTTTACGCTGGCGCTTGAGACTGCAATGCGGCTTTCTGAGCTGTACACGCTGACCTGGAGTCAGGTGGATCTCGGTAAGCGCACGATATTTCTGGATCAAACCAAGAACGGCGACAAGCGACAGGTGCCGCTGTCATCCGTGGCATTGGAATTACTGAAAGACGGCGGCGAGGGTCTGGTGTTTCCGTTCTTCCATGACGGCGACCGGCGCAAGACGACGCTACGGGTGGGTTTTTACTGGGCGCAGATTGCCAAGAAAGCTGGCTGTGATGCCCTGCATTTTCACGATCTCAGGCATGAGGCCACTTGCCGACTGTTTGAGCGCACTCAGTTGAGCGATCTTCAGATCAGCCTCATCACGGGCCACCGCGATCCGAGAATGTTGAGGCGTTACAGCAATCTGCGCGGGAGCGATCTGGCCGCGCAGTTGTGGTGATTATTCGGCCTTCGGATACTTTTCCTTGACCGCCATGCAAGCATCCACCCATCCCTGCAACTCAGCAGGGACGTTATCCGGGTCTGAAGCGAAGTGGCGGAAAAGCGCATCAAGCTGATCGCCAACTGGCGGATAGGCTTCCTTCCTTGCCTCGCAATAATCTCTGACATGTCGAATCTTCATGGGACCTCCACCTCCCCCTCCCAATCCTTATACGGCCAGCACTCAACCCGCAGCCGGTAGGTGCCGGGTAGCGGAAACTCCAGCTCCACATCGCCTTCCACGTTTTCGTATCTCTCCCCCTTAATCGTCAGCGTTGAGCCAGCCGGGACGCCTTGGAGGGTGAGACCGGAGAGCGTAACGGGGGAAGTTGGGCGTTCGGTGGCTTGGCCGTTGAGGATGTAATGGGTTCGGCTGTCCCATTTGCCGTCCACATAGTCTCGGCCCTGTACGTTGAGGTCTTTGGATTCTTCAGAAGGGTAGAACCACGCCTCGCCAAGCACCCCCGTTGATTTGTCGTAATACGTTACGTCTATCATCGCTTAACATCCATCACATATAAGTAGCTGTCCCTTGAGATTCCGCCGCTACTACCATGCCCTGTAGGGTCTACCCAATATATCTCAAATGTGTAAGATTGAACGCCGGTAGAAGGTGAGCTGTCGATATAAAGCAAAGAAGCCGACCCATAATTTCCAATATATCCTGCAACTATTGTTGACCCGTTCCTTACTCTCAAATATACGTTAATGTCCATTGCCTGGTAGCTGGCAACGCTTACATTCCATTGAATGATGACTGTTCCGCGATTGCTGTTGGCGGGTAACGATTGGCTGGCTGACACTATCCATGAGCCAATGGCTGGGTATATAAGCTGGCTGTTGCCACCGCCCAGGATTTCAGTGACAGCGTTTTCGCCAATCCTATCCGTCGTAATACCGCCGAGGATAATTTTATCGGCTGTAATAGTGCCCGCCTGTATCTGCGCCGCTGTCAGCGTCCCCGTTTGTATCCTAGCACCGTCAATTTGAGTCCCATAGGTATTGATATCTGCTGCCGCACCACCCGCCTGCACTGGCGTAAAGTTGAGTTTGCCGGTAGTGATACTGCCCGCTAAAATCTTGTCAGCGGTCACTGCATTCGCGTCAATCTTGACGGCTGTAATCGCGTTGGCCGCAATCTTGTCAGCGGTGATGGTTGGGATATTGCCCAGCGTCCACGTGCCGTTATAAATCGTCGTGGCGGTTAAAGTCCCTGTCACCGTGACATTACGGAATGTCCCGGTATTGGCTTCTAATGCGCCATCGCCGCGAATCTGCCAACCGGCTGACCCGGCCACATAGGTGCTGGAGCGCAGGATGGAGGACGATCCGTTGAGCGTGATCGTCTGTGCGCCGATGGTGCCTGCGGTAATCTGGTCCGCGCTGAGGCTAACAATCTTCGCACTACTGATTGTGGCGTTAGCGATATTGGCATCCGTAATCGTGGCGCTGGCAATCTTGGCCCCGGTAATCGTGGCGTTAAGTATCTTCGCATTGGTAATCGCCGCATCCGCGATATAGGCCGTGCCGATGGCCGCGCCTTGAATGAAGGTGCTGATATTCGACAGGCTGATCGGGTTGTTGGTCGTGATGCCGGTAAAAGAACCGCCGCCCGCGTTGATGATTGAAACGGTGCCGCTACTATCCTGAATCGAGATTGATTTGTTATCTGTCGTTGAGTCAAACAGCGCAAAGCGAAGGTTGTCGATGATCGCGGAGCCAACAAAGGGGCCAGAGGCCAATCCAGACCACGACCCCATCACATAGATGCGGATGCCGAATATCTGCTGATTGCTGGCAACACGGGCAGACCAGGGTACGCGCTGCCAAGCCCCGGTGGCGGTAGCCGGGGGCTGAACCGCGACGCGGACGAAGGTCGAGAAGGCATTGTTGGTGTACAGGTCCACCAAGATCCCCGGCAACCCAGCGGTTCGAGACACCATGTAGAAGTCTACCGATCCCGCTACGAACGTGCCCACCGGCATCGGCGTGGTGCCAAAGGTGTGCAATCGCAACATGCCCCGGTCGCCCGAGGCGATGTCAAAGCGCACCGAGAAATTACCGACGCGAACCAAGCTGGTTTCTTTCGTGGGTGCCGTGCCAGACCAGGCGCCCCAACCTGCTGGGTACGCCCCTGTCCATTCCGAAAACGTCGGGTTAAAGCCCATCGCCACGGAATCATCGTTGTTGAAGATGGTTTCGTAGGGGACGCCAGTGACGCCCGTCCAGTTAGCCGTCGTGCCTAAGCCTGCGCCATCCGTGAGTTGATTGGTGTTGGTGTAACTGTTGGACACCGTGACCCATGCGCTGCCGGTCCAGCGTTGCAATAGCTTGGTAGTGTCGTTGTACCAAAGATCGCCCACAGCTTTGGTGCCCGCTGGTGCGGTCGTGGCGAAGTAGGTGGTGATCTTTCCATCCGCCGTTGATTGCGCGGTGGCGGCACTATTGATGGCGGTGCCGATGGATTGGTCTTGGGCTACCACCCATGCCATGCCGCTGTAGCGGTAGAGCTTGTTGCCGTCGTCGGTGTCAAACCAGAGATCGCCTAATGACATGCCAGAGGTCGGCGCGGTCGTCTGATAGAACGTGTCGATCTTGCCGTCTGCGGTGTCTTGTGCGGATGAAGCCGCAGTCAGTGCAGCATCAATGCCCCCATCTCGGCGCAAGACCCAAGCGCCCCCTGATCTCAGGTAGAGCTTGTTATTGTCATCCGTGTCAATCCAGATATCGCCATTGGTGACACCCGTTGTGGGCGGAGTCGTCTGCTGCCAGATTTGATTTTTGGTCGCATCAAGTGCGCCCGTATAGCCGAGGCCGGTAATGCTGACCGAGCCGCCGCCCGCGCCGGACAGGGTGCCGTTGCTGTTGAGGCTGATATTGCTGTTCAGCCAGCCAGCCGCAGGGGTGATGTTGCTGGACGATAAAGGGACGCCCGATGAGAAAATGACATTGCCGCTGGCATCTTTGATGGAAAGCCCTCGAGAGTCGATCTTGGCGGCTGTGATGCTGTTCGCTTCAATCCGGTCGGCACTGATAAAACCGCCTGTGATCTTGCTGGCGTTTAGCGTGCCGATTTTGGCATCGGTGATGGTGCCATCACGGATAACGGCTTCCTTGATGTAAGTAATGCCGCCCACAATCTCAAACGGCACGACATTGCTGCCCGCCGATCCGACGACGAACTTATCCGCCCTGACAATGAAGCCATTGGCGTTTGGCCCTTCATTAAAAAGTCCGTAGCCGACGGTGTAGCCGTTGACGTCCAGCTTGACGTTGTATTGCGCTCGTAAGCCCCCGGCCCCATAGATCGTCTCGAACTGCTGCTGCACCGTGGCCGACTGGCCGTTGCCGGCGGTGATGCTGACTTGTCGGACGGCGGTCGCCCAAGGCAGGCCCGTGGCCCATGTGCCGCCTGCGGCTTCACAAGCGGTCTTATCGCCATGCACGGATGTGTTGCCGCCGATGGTGCAATAGCCAATGCGGGCGGTTTCGATGGTGTTGATGCTGGCCACTGCCGTGGGCAAGCGCGTGTCGGTCGTCTCCACCCACGCCGAACCACTCCAGCGGAATGCCTTGTTGCCTTGGTCCGTCTGAAACCACAAGTCACCCGTGGTGGGCGATGATGGGCTGGATGTGCTGGCCTGGTAGAACGTCCGGTTCTTGCTGCTGGCCGTGGCACTGATGCTGTTGATGCGCTGGGCGGCGGCACCGGAGGGGTTGGCCGTGGCGTTGCGGATGTCGAGGATTTCAGACCAACTGTCGGCGAGGCGGGTGTCGGTCGTCTCCACCCAGGCACTACCGTTCCAGCGGTAAGGCTTGTTGCCCTGATCGGTGCGGAATAACAGGTCGTTGACTTTGAGCGTGTAAGTGCTGTCGGAAACCGGGTTGGTGGCCGAGTAAAACACCCGCGTCTTGTTGTCGGACAGCACCCGCACGGCTTCGACCTGCGAGAACGACGCACCCGGCGCATTACGCCCGACACCCATCCAGTCGATAGAGTAGTTATCGCCGGAGGCCGTACCCAGTTGTATTTCGACAGCGGTGATGGTGTTGCCGGTCCAGAGGGCCACGCCCGCCATGTCCCAACTGGCCTCAACGTATTCAACGCCAATCTGCGCCGGTTCGCTGATAGTGACGACATCCGAGCCGCCTGAGTAGTAATAGCGCAGGGTGCCAGTCCAACCGCTGCCGCCCGTGCGCTTTACGCGCAGGCGAACAAGCTGATAGGCGGAACCATCGACGGCGATGGTGGCCGTCTTGAACTTGGGATTGCTGCCCGTGCCGGTGACGGTCAGATAGCCGCCAGAGACGGCCAGTGAGGCACTGGTGCCGGTCCAGCCGGTGATTTCAGAAGCGGCGTCGAAGTACCAGATGATCTTGCTGTCAAACTGCCCGTTGCCGACCGAGACCTCGCTGATCTGCTGAACGAGGGTGCCGTATTGGTCAGCCAGTCGCGCATTGACGGAACCGGGTATCAGCGCCGAAGCGTCGATGAGGTCAATGCGATCCGCCAATTCGCCAAACAGCTTGTCCTGGACAATGCTGCCGTCGCCGATCTCACCGCCGGACAGCCCATTGCCCCACGGGCTGTAGAAGGTGCTGGCCGTGTCGTAAGGCCCGATCTTCTCTTCCAGCATCAAGCCGTCAATGTCGAGGCTGGTGCTGTTGTTCGTGAGGCTGACGCCCAATTGCCCGAAGGCGGACGTGTCACTCGACAAGTCCAGCACACCGGAGACGCGCACCCAGCCGGTGGACGATGCGCCCGAGGTCAGCGCCACGGTATGCGTGGTGCCGCCTTGCGTCTTGAGTCGCAATGACAGGCTGACCGCCGCATTCGTCAGCGGCCTGACATGGGCCGAGACGATCCACTTCGATGACGCGGCCAGCGGGATGTTGAAGTCAGAGCCACTTGCGGCCAGCCAGACGGTGCCACCTGCCGAGGTGGTGGTGAGTCGAACGCCATACTGCCCGTGATAGGTGGCCGCTGCCGTGCGGTTGACGGTCATGCCGCTGGTGTAATTGGGCGGCATCGCCCCGGCCCACTCGAAGCTGCTGTAATCGTTCGGCAGAATGTTGATACCCGATCCGGCGTTGGTGTCACGCCCTGGCACTTCAGCCCCCGCGAGTTCGGACGGATGCCACGCGGAGGTGAAGGTCCCCTTGTCCAGATTGCGCCACCAGGTGACGCGGTTGGCGAGGGTGTCGGTCGGCTGCGCGGCAATCAGTACCCAGCCGGTACCCGGATTGCTGGCGAACTCACCGATGAACTGGGTGGCGGTCTGGCGATAGAGGGCCATTACAGCACCTCTCCAATCTCGAAGCCGACTGAGTGCCGGTCAAGGTAAGGCCATTCGATGGCATTCAGTGTCCTGAAGCGCCCCAAGAACCAGCACTGGTCGGGAAACGGCGTGTCCGGGTCGAAGATGGCATACACCTCTTTCTCCACGTCCTGCTCACGTAGGATGCTGAGATAAACCCCATGCGCCTCGACCTGTGTCAGCCAAGACCATTGGCCGGTGATGATGCGGCGATTCGGGCGGCTGTCGAAATACTCAGGGCCTGCCAAGGCTTGCATGACGGTGGTCTGCGATTCGACGCCGATAGACATACCCCAGTCTGTGCAGACTTCTGGCTCAAACTTCCAGCCGATGAAGACGCGGCCCACTTCGATATAGCCATCCGGGTTGCCGGTATTCGTGATGATGATGCGCCAATAACGCGCCGCCGTTGGCGTGAAGGCGTGAGCGAACTCGCCCGGTACGCTGACGGCCAACGCCGTCGAATCGTAGACCAGCGTCGTCAGCCCCGCATTGCTATAGCCCTGAATCCGCACCGTGGCATTCGTTGTCAGGTTCGTGCGAATCAACGCCACCACGCCAATGGTCTGGTTTTCGCCGGTATCAATCACCATTGTGCTGGCACTGGCCAACGCACTGGTAGACCGCGCCCGCTGATAGAGATAGCGGGTTTTGATGTTGGTCAGCGGGTAGCTGGCGTTCCAACTGCCACCCGAGACGGGGGCATCATCGACTTGGTTTGCGTACCCTAAGATAAAAGCCATGCTATCCCCACAAGGTCAGGTCGATGGTATTGGTTTGATAATCCACACCCACGCTGGTGACGGTCATCAGTCGCCCGGTGCCGTAGCCGAGACGGGTCGAAGCCAGATTGACGACCGCGCCCAAGTCGAGGCTGGTGTAATACTGCTGCGGATTGGCCAGCGTGAGGTTGACGACATCGCGCCGAACGGCATAGAGGTTCAAGCGTCGGGCGGCTTCGGCCTGGGCAATGCTGATGCCGTTCAGCGCCGTGTCGTAGGTGATTTCCTCGGCCAGCAAGCGAGTGGTTTTGACGGTGGCGTTTTCGGCCTTCTGTTCGCGGCTGGCTTCCTTCAGCCACGCAGCCCGCGATTCCGTGACGACGCCCGCCAATCCGTTCTTGTCTTGCACGGCATAATTGATGTCGGCCTTGACCTTGACCGACCAGAACGGCAACTGCGTCTCTGGCTGGCGTTCGGCATCGATGATGAGGTCATCGGTCAGCGTCGCCACGGCTGATCCGGTGGGCGCTTCAAAGCGGGCCACACGGAAGCGGCCCAGCGCATCGAAGCCCCACCAAGCGCCGACACTGGCGCAGATGCGATCCAGCAGACTGGCGGTCGTCTCTTCGCCGTCCACGACGATGCCGAGGCTGCCCGCGTTCTTCTGGTTCAGCAGGGTAAAGTCCCCGGATACCCAGTTCGTCACCCCCTTCTCGGTGAGGATGCGCTGAATCAGTCCGGCTGCGGTGTTCTGGAGGTGGTCCCATTTCTCGACCACCGATACCGACAGCGTGTTGATGGGCGTGGACCCCAGCCGTATCAGCCCCAGCGGGGGAAACGCCCGCCATTGGCCTGCGGGTGGGTCAAAGGCGTAGAGGTCCGACAGGCTGTTGTAATCGCTGGCCTTGGTCAAATACGCGCCCCCGTCAAACACATTCAGCACGGCATCCACCGCCTGCTCGTTGACTTGATAGATCAGCTTGGCGGTGTTGACCAGCACCGGCTGCATCAGCGCGATGCGGCCAAAGAGGCGCGGCTTGATTTGGTCCTGGATGTCATCGGGCGTGCCTTCCACGCCGAGCGGTAGGGCGTTGCTGCCCGCATACTTGACGGTCGCAAACGGCTGGTCCAGCGTGATGGCCTTGTCGCGTAGCCGAAAGCTCAAGCGGTCCTTCTCAATGCCCAGCATTTCAATGGTCGCCACCAGAATGGTCTGGAAGCTGGCATACGTGCCATCGCGGTCGCCCCACTTCAGCGTCAGGGTGCGTCCGTCGAAGAAGTCCTCACCCAACGCGGCAATGGCGTTGTCGGGATTGAGAAGCGTCAGTTCCCCGAACGACTGCCCGGTGCGGCCTGATAGGCCCGACATGGACCGGCTGAACGTCGCCGGATTCTCCATGCGCGGCGTGTAGAAATCCCCCGCCTTGTCAAAGCCTGACCCACTGGCAAATAGCCAGGTCTTGGTCGTCTCGGTCGCCGGGTCATACGCTTCGATTTCCGCGAGGAAGATATGCGTGAAGCGGCGGACAAAAAACGCCTTATCCGCTGGCGCTTGATCCAGCAGGAGGCGATCCGACGCTTCGGTTAAGAGCCGGTCGGTGGTTTCGAGAAGGAGGTAGAAGGACATACTTCGACTTCGCTCAGTACAAGTTATTCAGCCGCCGCTTCCTCAGGCGGGCTGATCTGGCCCTGGGCTTCCTGCTGGACCGCCTGGATCAACTGGCTGACTTCTGCAAACGGCTTGGTGCCGAGATAGGCCAGCAGGTTATTGACCAGGTTCGTGGATAAGCTGATTTTTTCGGGCATGGTTTATTCCTCTTCGGATGTTTCAGTGATTTCAGGTGCCGGTTCAACGACCGGGGGGATCAGGTTGACTGCGGAATCTCTCGCCAGCGCCCGATTGATATAGTCGGACAGCAGGGCCACATGCACCGTCGCTACCGGGATGGTTTCGCCGGTCAGTTCCAAGGTTTCTGGATCACGCAGTTCAATCACGCCCTCCGGGTCAATCGTGTAGCCCAGATTGCCGACAAATTGCTTGATCTGTCCATCATTGAGGTTAATCACCTGCTCTTCGTCATACCGCACCGTCGGCAGTTCGCCTAGTGGGTTCAGAATCAGGATTTGATACGCTCGTTGCCATGCGACACCGGATACGTCAGTTTCTTTGTAATCGGCCATTGTTTTATCCTCTTATAACGCGCTAGTAATCGTTTCCCACCCTGCTGAGGTGCGAACTTTTAGTTTATTGATGGACGAGTTGTAATAGACATCACCCGTTTCTGCACCTGACGGGTCCGCTGATAAAGGCACAAATCTGACTTGCCCATTCGGTTTTACCGCGAACCTAGCCGTTCCGATATTAGTTGTGTTGTTTGCAGCCGTGACGAAACCTATACTAGTAGCCGCAGTAAAACTGCCTGTACCACCGCCAAAAGTAATAGTGTTATCAGTGCTGTTACTTGATGTAAGGATTACACCGAACGGTTTTTGTGCATTGGTATAGTGCACTGATGCAATTCTGGCTAGTTTGTGTGTCGCATTTGGGCGATTTGTGGTGTTTTCGCCAGCACCGATGACCATCGTATAGGCATTAGTGGAGTTACCTGCGTAACTTATGTCTAGTTTTCCCAGCGGCGAAGCCGTCCCAATCCCCACATCCCCACTACTATTGACCACCAGCGCATTCGCAGTCGTGGGGTCGAGGCTGATGGCGCTGCCTAATTGAAAAACCCCCGCCGCTGTCAGGGTCATCGCTTGGGTGAAACTTATCGCACTACCTGCAGTGCCGTAGGGGGCTGTGGACCAACGATGTGCGCCGTTAAATTGGTCGTAGGTGGCTGCGGGGACTGTCTGAGCGTATAACGCATTACCAGATGCGTCGTATTTTGTATTTGAGTTTAACTGGATAAAGCTGTTTGCCGCTTGCTGTGTAATGCCGTTTCCAGTTCTTGATGAATTAGATGCTAACTCAAATGTCCTAATAGTGGTCGAAGCATTTGTTGGCGTTACTCCCAGTCCGAGGTTGCCTGACGCATCCTTGTAAATCTGGTTAGTGCCGATAGCTATAACACCCGTGCCGCCCGTGAGCGTGCCGGTGTAAGCAAGATTGGTAAAAGTACCCGCCGCAGGAGTTGTGCCGCCGATAGCAGGAGGCGAGGCGAGGTAGGTTGAGAAGCCCGTGCCGGAGACAGTGGATGAGGCTGAGAGGGTAGTGAATGCACCTGCGGCGGCGGTCGTCCCGCCTATCGAAACCGCGTTCAAAGCCGATACGGTCGATCCCAAGGCCTGCGACGTTGCCCCGAAAGTAATGGCCGAGTTGGTCAGGCTGGAATTGCCGATGTTGGAGAGCGTGTTGCTGCTGCCGGAAATCGTTTTGTTGGTCAGCGTTGCCGTGGCGCTGTTCTTCGTCGCGTCCGAGGTGTTATCGACGTTGCCTAAACCCGCATCCGCTTTGGTAAACCCCGCCTTGACGTAGGTTTTGACCACCGAAGCATTCGTCTGCTTCGTCTCACCGTCCTGCACCACGGCAAAGTCATCCGCGTCAAAGATCGTGGTCGCGGCATTGAGTTGACTGATTTTCTTGTCGGCCATCGGTTCAGGCTCCTACGTTAAAGCGTTGAGTGCGTTCCATCTTGCTCAGTCGGGCTTCCATGCCGGACAGCTTGTCGATGATTTGCGGGTTGGCATTCGATTGCGTGACGACGACGGCCCGCATCTCGGCCTTGAGTTCGGCAATGGCCTGAACGATCTTGCCGTCATTGCCACCGCGCAGGGCATCGCGGGTTTCGTCGGCGGTCATCACCTGGGCGGGGCGCTCGAAGCGGACGATCTCCGGGCCTTGTTCACCCACCAGGGCGAGACCCGCTTGGGCATAGCCGCCCTTGGCATATTGCGGAATGGGGATGGCACTCAGCCCGTTGCCCATGAGGATGCTGTTGAGGGCTTCCAGCTGCGCCTGGTTGAGCCGGGTTCCGGCTTGCAGCGCGGCAAGTTGATCCTGCGCCATCTTCAGGGCGGCGTCGGCTTGTTCCTGCGCTTTCTGCTTGGCTTCCTCGGCTTGCTTGGCGGCTTCAATGCGTGTGAGTTCAGCCAGTTCAGCCAGCTTGCCCAGATCGCGTTCAGCCGCTTCCCGTGCCGCCCGCATGGCTTCGTTCTTGTTCGGGTCGGATAGGTCAGCGATGGCCTGTTGAGTCTGCTTCTGCGCTTCCTCAATCTGCTTCTGTGCGGCCTCGCGGATCGCGTCGGTGGCCTTCTGGCTGGCCTCGCGCATGGCGTCGAGGTTGTCCTGCTGGGATTTACGGATTGCGTCGAGTTGATCCGCCTGAATCTCGCGGATGGCATCCAGGCGCTCGGCTTGGCTCTCGCGCAGCGCATCCAGCCGCTCGGATTGGCTTTCGCGGATGGCATCCAGCTTTTCGGATTGCAACTCGCGCAGCTTGTCCATCTCTTCAGCCTGCGCTTCCCGCAGCAGGTCGATACGAGACTGGATGGAATCGGGATCGGGGGCTGACATGCCGCCAATAGCGGACATGGCATTCTTCACGGCATCAAAGGTGTTGGCATACTGCGTGCCGGAGCCGTAATACTGCTTGCTGGCTTCAAGGTAGGCATCCGACGCACCGGACAGCTTCTGCATCGCATCGGCATCGCCGCCTTGGGCGCGGGCGAGTAAATCCTGATACTGCCGCTGGGCTTCGGCCAGACGTTGTTCAGGTGACAACGGGCTGTTGCCACCTAAAGCCATGCCGCGCACATAGTCCTGGATGCCTTTGATCGCGTCCCGCAGTTTGTTAGCCGCATCGAGTTCATCGCCCAGCGCCTTCAGTTGAGCATCGTGGGCTTTTTGCAGCGCCTTCTGCTCCTGGTCGAACTGCTTCTGAGTCAGCTTGTTGGCCGCATCAAAGGCTTTCTGTTCGGCCTTGATCTCGGCATCGAATTGCTTCTGCGTCAGCTTGTTGGCCGCGTCGAATTGCTTCTGCTGTGACTTGATGGCGGCTTCGTCACTCTTCGACTGCGCCTTGATAGCCGCTTCCAGCCGGTCATTCTCGGCTTCGATAGCGGCGTCGGTCGCGGCGTTAATCGCGTCGATCTGCAGCTGCAAGGCGGCGTTGAGCTTCTCGGTCTCGGCGGCGATGTAGGCTTGCTGTGCTTCCTGAATGGCGGCGACTTCGGCGTTGTATTTCGCCATCACGGCTTGCTGGGCGGTATTCAGCAGACCCACCTCGACACTGACATCCCGCGCTCGGCCATCGGACAGGCTGGTGATGTAGGTGTCGATAGCGCCGAAGGCGTTGTTGCGGTCAGTGCTGGCAAGTCCGAAGACGGCTTGCGGGCCTTGAAGCTGGGCAATCTGGCTGGCGATAGACTTCTGCAAGTCCAGCACGGACTGGAGGCGTTGCTGGGCCTGCTGGATGGTCTGGACGATGCTGTTGAAGATATCTTCCAGCGTCGAACCCATGGCTAGACGGGCATCATCGATGATGGCCTGCTTCTCCAGGGCGACGCGGGCGATCTCGGCGGCTTTATCCATGCCCTCCTTGGCCATGATCTGCGCCAGTTCCTCATTCAGCGCATTGAGTTCGCTGTTGAGGTTGGACCAGCGGGCAATCTTGGTCTTTAAGGTCTTGATGACTTCCTTGTTTTGCTTCCTGGGTGCCTTGGCCAGTTCGTCGGCCAGCTTGCGCTCCCAGTACGCCACCTCTTCATTCATCTGCGCCACGCCACCGAAGCGGGCCTTGATGCGCTTCATCAGGCGATTGCGCTCGGCAAACAAAGGATCACGCGCATCGCTGGCGGCATTGCCAATGGCGTCGATACGGGCTTGCGAGTCGCCGCTGACGCCCCCGATCAGCTTGCCGAAGTCGGTGCCGACCTGTTTGATCTGGTCGCTGATGGCTTTGAATGGGTCGAGGATGGCGTCGTATTTGTCGCGGATGGCTTGCGCTTCGTTGGCCACCTGGGCAAAGGACTCGGACAGGGCGATCATCTGGCCGAAGAGTGTCTTCCCGGCGTCGGTGCTTTGGTCAATGCCACGAATCATGGCGGCGAAACCTTCCTTACTGGATGGCATGACTTGCCCGAACTTGCCGAACTGCTCGGCCAGGACGCGCACATCGCCCGCGTAACGGTCAGCCTCGGAGACAAAGTTCTCGTTGAAGGCTTCCATCGCGGCATTGAAGGCATCTAGCCCACCCGCCGCGTTAATCATGGTGCGGTCGAGGTTGCTGTCACCGATGCCAGCGGTCTTCATTTTGTCACTGGCCTGGATCAGCTTTTTGTAAGCCGCAATAATGTCGTCCGCCTTGCCAGTCAGTTCGTTGACGTACTGACGAACCCCTACCGCAAGCGTTTTTTGTCCGGCCAGCGTCTGCCGCACGATTTCTGCCGCAACATCGCCCTGCTTATTGATGATCTGGGTGTACTTGATAGCAGACAACCCAAGGCGCTCCAGCTCTCCCTGAGCGCGATTAACACCCTCGGCCAAACGCCAAAATGTCTGTGCGTATCCTTCGCCTACTTGCTGGAATGACTCAAGCCCAGGCATGAATGCCGCTGCCATCTTGTCGGACAAATTGCTCATGATGGCGGCGAGTTGTTTCTCCATATCATCGCCGCTCAGTCCTTTCAGCGAGATAATGCCTAGATCGACAACGAAGGTGCTTAAACGCTTCTTAAAATCATCCGCCGTCAGGCCGAACGTCTTGCCGCCTTCAACCAACGCAGCTGAAATACCAATGATGGTTCGTTCAATCTGCTTGCCGGGGCCGGTAATGCCATCCAGCAGCATCTTCGAATCAACCCCGTTGCGGTTGTTGCTGACATAGGCCACACCAGAATCCATGCCCATCTTGAAGATGTCCGACAATAGTGCTTTTGGAAACGCGATACCCCAGTCAGAAATTGATTTGTTTTCGTTAATACCGGCATAGCCTTTGCCGCCATCAGCCATGCCCGCAGCAATGCTTCGGAAGTTCAGCAATGCGGCATTGGTAGTGCCTTTAATGGAAAGCTCAATATTCTCCAGCGCCCTGAGCATGGCGGCGGAATATGTCAGATCGTTGCTGCTGTTGTCTCGAATAATCTCAAGGGATTTGGCAATGGACTCCGACTTTGCGTTGGCATCGCCCAGCACCGTTCCGGTCCCGGCCAGCTTTTGCCTGTTTTCGGAAGAGTTTGGGTCATTGCGGGTACCTCCGCCGCCTCCTCCAAAAGCGCCGATGGCTGATCCGATCAGGCTTGCCACCATACCGGCCATGGCGATCATTCTCGGTATGGCTGAATAGGGGTCGCCGCTGGCCTGATTCAGAATGGCCTGAATACCCAGCGCAATGTTCGTGACTTGGGTCGCCATTTGCAGTGCCTGTTGAGCCACAGCCATGGCTTTGTATCCAGAAGTGCCGTCCTCGTACATGTTCCGCATGGCGCCGGCTACATTGCCGAGCATGTCAAACGTCGCGCCGAGGGTTTCTAGCTGGCCTTTCTGCTCTGCGCCGAGCTTTTTGGCTTCATCGTCACCCGACTTGGCAATCGTAGCCTTTCTGTCTCGGTCAATTTGCTTGAGTCGCTTGTCATACAGCGCCATGGCTTCGGATACGCCAGCCAGCGACTTGCCCATCCTGCCAAAGGCTTCCTCATAGCTTTTGGCGTACTCAATCATGCGTTGGGCCGCTTCGTCCCATGCTTGATTGAGCCGAAGTTGTTCATCAGCGACCGACTGCTCCTGACTCTTCTTCTGCGATCCCGTCAGTTCATCCACCGCCCCTTTCAGCGCCTGGGTCGAAAGGATGTATTGCTGCATCCGCGCAATCTGATCCGGCGATATCAGTTCCGGCAGGTTGCCGGTGGACTGATAGTAGTCATTCAGCAGGGCCAGCTGGTCGGCATTGGCCCCCGCCTGCTTGGCGGCGGTCAGGCGGTCGAGAATGTCGGCTTGGCGCTGATAAGCCTGGATGATGCCGTCGATGGCGGTGACTTCGTTGCGCTTGAGATCGGCGGATTGCTTGGCAAATTCGTTGACCTTGCCGGCGGCGGTGATTTCTGCTTGGGCGCGGTTTTCGGCCAGCAACAGCAAGTCGTTATCGGCAGCACGGATGGCCTGCTTCAGCTTGAATTGATCGTCTATGCTGACGTTGTACTTGTCAGCCTGGGCCAGTTCAGCCTGATAGGCTTGCTTCTTGGCTTCCAGTGCCTGCTGCTGGGCGTCGTATTCGGCCCGCACCATCTCCAGCGCCTGGGCGTTGTATTCGGCGGCTTTGGCTTGCGCGGCTTCGATAATCCTGGCCCTGTCCTCGTAGGTCTTGGCCCCGGCCAGTTGTTCAGCGGTCAGACGGGCAGCGGCTTCGCGCTCCTGATCCATCGCCGCCAGTCGGGTCTTGATCTGCTCGACCTGAACCTTGGCGTATTCCTCGGCCCGTTTCACCTGATCGTCCTGATGGGTTTTCAGGCGATTGAACGCGGTGCCGAGTTCATCAGCCTGGTCTTTGGCGGAGGTGAAGGACTCACCCTGCGCGCCGAGGACATTCTGCCACTTCTCATACAGCGCCCCGACCGAGACGACATAGTTCTGCGTCTCTTTGAACGGCGGCACGCCACCGAATTTCTGCACGTTGCCGGGGCCAGCGTTGTACGCTGCCGCCGCCAGTCGCAAGGATTTGAACTGCTTTTCCTGCTGGGCCAGGTACATGACCCCGCCCTTGATGTTGTCGTTCAGGTCGTTGAAATTGACGCCCAACTGCTTGGCGGTGCCCGGCATCAACTGCATGACACCCCGCGCACCCACAGCGGACTTGGCCAACTGGTTGAAGCCGCTTTCCTGCTGGGCAATCGCCAGCGCAAAGGCGGGATCGACCTTGTAGGCTTTGGCCGTCTCGATGACAATTTGAGCGACGGCTTTTTGCTTTTCAGAGAGCTTGGTCATGGCCAGCGCGGCATCATTGGCCCCGCGTTTTACGCCGTCGAAGAATTGTTTTTGCTGCTGTTTCCTAGACTCCCATTCTTCCTTGCTGATGGCCTCGTTCACATCTGGCTTTGAAGCTGACGCCGCATTGATTGCAGCTAACTCCTGTTCTGATGGTGTGCCAAAGATGCCACGAGCAGACCGATTGGCATTCATCTCTTCAATGGCTTTTGCCCGCTTGGTGAGCTTGTCAAAGCCTTCTATTATGAGCGCCCATCCGCTGACAACCTTGCTGATTGGCGTCATCAACGTGTCCATGTTTTTGGCAATCAAAGACAGCGATTCAGCCAGTTCTTTTGATGAGCCAGAGGCTTGATCGGCCCTGCCTATATAACTGGTAAAGGCGTTTTGGATCTGCTGAAACGCGCCAGATATCGTGACCGGCATCTGGGTATATTCACGCTTGATGGCGTCCGACTGCGAAAGGATGGCATTGACGACCTTATCGGCAGTCAATTCACCCTGCGCGGCCATTTCTCTCAACGCGCCGATCGGTACATTCAGCCCATCGGCCAGTGCTTTGGCGAGACGTGGCGAGTTCTCCATCATCGAGTTGAACTCGTCGCCCCGAAGGACGCCGGAGCCGATGGCCTGGGCAAACTGGAGGATGCCCGCCGCTGCACTGGAGGCATCGGCACCGGAGATGCGGATGGACTTACCGACCAGATCGGTGATGGCCAGGGTGTCGGCTTGGGATCGGCCCAGATCACGCATCGACGTGGCCAGCCGCGAATAAAGCTGCACGGTTTCCGCCAGCGGCGTCATGTTGCGCTGACTGATTTCAAACAGTTGTGACTGGGCAGCGGCAAACTCTTGGGTGGACCCCGAGACGAGTTTGAGCTTGGCGACGATGCCGGAATAGGCATCGGCGGTCTGAATCATTTGACGGGCTGAAAAGGCCACTCCCAATCCCGCCAAGGCGCGGCCCGCAGTGGTTGCCGCGTTGCCAAGTCCCTGAGTAGCTTTTTCAATGCCGCCGAGACTCTGCGCGGCTTTTTTTGAACTATTGCCGACCTGCTCGATATTCTTGACGACCTTACCAATGTTGGCTTCGGCATTTCTGCCATCTGCCGTCAGGGTAATCCCAAGGTGCATCGATGAGTTCATAAAGACCCTACTTCTTGCTCGGCTTGTTCAAAATCGGCAGTGCCGCTGATTCCATGATTCGCAGTCCGTCAAATATCTCGCCGGCCTTCTTCCAGTGCCCCATCATCCGCAGCGTCGATTCCATCGCCGGGTAATCCAGCCCGTGCCAGATCATCTGCCCGGACATGGCGGGAATTTCCCGCCGCCATTGCGTCTGAAGTGCCAGGAACACCATCAGCGTGTCCCAGTTTTCCTCCCAGACCTCACATTGGCCGTCGTCTTCCACCTGGCTTTCCAGCGTGTCATGGATGACCTCCTCGGGTGCGCCAAAGGCCCGCATGGCCTCGGCCAGATCGTCGTTGCCGGCGTGCGGTCTGGAAGGCGCGGCCCAATGGCT